AAAGTAACGCAACAGTTATCACCAATATTTTGGGATGCTGATAATAAAGTATTTACATATACAGTAAACAATATTGATTTTGATGCTACATATGCAGAGTTAGATGAAGAGGGTAAAGAAACAGGTAAAACAATACCTATATATGATAAAGATAAATTAAAAGCAGATATTATTGTTATTGTTAAAGCTGACGCAAATCGTTTATTAGCGCCAACTGATTGGTATTCAAGTAGAAAATCAGAGTTAGGTACTGCAATACCGGATAGTGTGCTTGCAGATAGAAAAAAAATTAGAGATAAAGTAGATGCTATAGAAGCAGAAGTTGCAGCACTTACAACTGTTGAATCAATATTAAAATATACTTATAGCTTTAACGATTAATGTTAGGTAAAAGAATTATTAATACAGGAGCTGATGCCTGTACTACAGATACTACGCAAATATTAGATGCAGGATTAACTCAATCTGAAGTTTTATATAGATTTGAAGATGATGTTACTGATACGTCTAGCTCTGCGGGTAAATTTAATAAAGGAGCTATATTTAATGGCATAGATACTGCAACTGGTAGATCAAAAATAGTAACTAGTAACCTTCCTACTTATAATAATTATTCAATAAGTTTTTGGGTTAACTCTAATGATTTAACATCCTCTGCTGATATTGTAATGGGGACTAGTGATAACTATTCTGGTGCGGTTGGATTTGGAATATATACAGGTTCTCCAAATAGTGGGGATTTAACATGGGCGGTATGTAATGGTTCAAGTAGATTAAATGTTACTGCTAGTGGTTTAAGTCCTAAACAATGGCATCACGTGGTTATTACACAAAATACGTCTAATAACGAAAAAAAAATATATGTAGATAATACTTTAAAAACTACAAGTACTAGCACTATAAATAATACAAATGTAACATACTCATTAATTATTGGTGGTTATCAAACATATAATAATTCTGCTCTTAACGGAAAATTAGATCAAATTAGAGTATTTAACAAAGCAATTAGTGCCTCAGAAGTAACAACACTTTATAATGAAACTACAAGTACGGTTAGTACTTTACAAGTTTTAGGCGATACTAGTTGTATTGCAACATATACTTTTGAAGGGAATGCAAATGATTTATCTACAAACTATAATGGAACAGCATCAAATGTAAGATATGATTACAGTGGTACTGCGTCTAATATAACTTATGCTACAGGCAAATTTGATAAAGGCGCTGTATTTAATGGTAGTAATAGTGTTATAGATATAGAAAACATGAGAACTGTAATGGGCAATAACTTTGCGGTTTCTTTATGGGTTAAAACACCATCCACTTTTGCAAGTAGTGGCTATCCTGCTATTCTTTCTATGTATGGTTACACTGGGTCTGGGAGTGCATATGGCTGGGACATTGAGTATAATAATAGTAATAAAATTACGTTTTATTGGGTTAGCTCATCTGGTGTAGGTAATTATATTCTTAGTTCATCACTATCCACAGATACTTGGTATCATGTAGTAGCTCAAAAAGATTCTTCTAGTGCTAACCTATATATTAATGGACAATTAGATAATGATTCTACATATGGTAGTGCATATGGAATGTATTACAATAACTTCAATAGAATGACTATTGGGGCTAAAAGACTAAATTATGGTTCTACGTCTGGTCATATATCTGGTATGGTAGATCAAGTAAGACTTTTTACAAAACAATTAAATGCCGGAGAAATAAATAGTCTTTATAACGAAACTACAACTACAGCAGCATCAGCAACAATAAATAATCCGTCTACTGTCGCATATTATAAAATGGCTGATGCTACAGATGAAACTGGCTCATATAATTTAACTGCATCAAATGTAGATTTTAATGTTCAAGGTAAATATGGATTTGCTGGTAAATTTAATGGGACTAATAGCTATTTATATGCTGCTAATTCAGTACAACAACCAACTAAAAATTTTAGTGTTTCTTGTTGGGTAAATTTTTATACTATTAAAGCTGCTTCAACAGGTATAGTTGCAAATTTTAAATCAGGAGGAACACCTCAAATTGGTTGGGCCATAGCCCATCAAAATGGGACACCATTTCAATTTTGGGCGGATGGAACAGCAAGTTCTAATGGAGCAAAAGCTCAAGGAACAACAAATCCAGTTGCGGGTACATGGTATAATATAGTTGGAACTTACGATGGAACAAATATAAAAATATATGTAAATGGCTCATTAGAAGGAACAACAGCTTACAGTGCTACTCCCGCTCAAACAGATCAGCCTTTAGTTATAGGTAGATGGTATGGTAATTATAATGATTATTATACTGATGGCAAAATAGACCAAGTAAGAATATTTAATAAAGCAATTAGTGCGGCAGAAGTTACGACACTTTATAATGAAATACAATGTGCTAATACTATAACAGCTCCTGAAAATTACTTTAATACAAAATTATACACCGGCACAGGATCATCACAAAATGTAACCGGATTAAATTTTGCTCCAGGTTTTGTATGGATAAAAGATAGAAGCGCTGGTAACTGGCATAATTTACAAGATACTATAAGAGGTGCAACTAAGCATGTTTATGCTAATGCTGCAAACGCACAAGACACTACATCTGATGGGTTAACAGCATTTAATTCTGATGGTTTTACTATTGGAGGTGGTGGTGGATTTGGTAATAATGGTAATAATTTTGTATCATGGAATTGGAAAGCAGCTTCATCTAATACAACTAATAATGATGGGACAATTGCAAGCACAGTAAGAGCTTCGCAAGAATCTGGATTTAGTATTGTTACATATAGCCCTAATAATACAGTAGGTATGTCTATAGGTCATGGCTTGAGTAAAGCTCCCTCATTAGTAATAACTAAAAGATTAGAGGCGTCTCAAGACTGGGGAGTTTATACTAATGTATCTACAAATAACACCACAACTAATTGGCTATCTTTAAATGATGGTGATGCTTATGGGTCCGGTAGTTATATGACTATAAAGTCTACTACTTTAGAACTTCCTGCTACCGGTGCTTTTTGGGCTACAGCTTCATCAAACCAAGTTGCTTATTGTTTTGCAAATATAGATGGTTACCAGCGTATAGGTTCTTATGTTGGAACAGGAACACCTGAAAATTTTATTTATACAGGATTTGAGCCAGCTTGGGTATTAATTAAAAACGTTAGCACTGGTTCAAAAAATTGGGTTATAGCAGATAATAAAAGAGATAATGCAGACGAATGGTTATATGCTAATGACCCTTCTGCCGCTTACGACGACGCTAATACTTATACTAAATTTTATGCAAATGGTTTTAGTGTTGCAAATAATGGAAGCTATGTAAATACTTCAGGTGATAGTTATATATTTTTAGCTATAGCCGCAAATCCAGATACTTCAGCACCAACTAAAGCTAATAGTTTTAATACAGTTACATATAGTAATCCTTCAACAAGTCAGGCTTATGCTGCAGGATTTAAACCGGATTTTGTTTGGTTTAAAGAAAGAAATGGTACCAGTAGCCATCAATTGTATGATACAATAAGAACAGACCACGAAGCATTATTTTCAAATACCACCGATTTAGAATATGATTATTCGAATCATCCAAGCGGTGATTTAGCACCAACTATTACTTCAACTGGGTTTACGACTCCAGCGGTTGTAAATGCCGGTATTAATAGCTCAAATAAGAGTTATGTTTCATGGATCTGGAAAGCGGCTGATCATGATAGAAATTTAGCTACCATAAATAATGACGGGAGTATTACAAGTGCAGTTAGTGCAAATCCTGCTGCTGGATTTAGTATTGTAAAATATAAAACTATTGCTAATGTTCAGCAATTTGGGGTAGGTCATGGGTTAAGCTCTGCTCCACAAATTATTATTCAAAAAAAATTTGGTCCCTCTACCACATCTACCTCTGATTGGTACGTTATGACTAATGTAATAGACGGAAGCGTAGATTATCTTAATGGCACAGCTGCAAAAACAGATATGACAGGTGCTTTTGCTAATTTCCAGATGGGCAATAGTACTTTTACTGATTGGTGGACGGGTGCTGATCTAGACATTATTAATTATTGTTTTCACAGCGTTACCGGTTATAGTTCTATAGGGAAATATACCGGAAATGGAAGTACAACAGGCCCTTCTATAACGGTTGGATTTAGGCCGTCTTGGGTACTTATTAAAAAAACATCTGGTACAGGAGGTTGGTATATTTTTGATGCCGCAAGAGCAGGTAGTACAACAGCTTTTCCAAAAATGTTATATGCACATTTAAACAATGCGGAATATGACACAACTGGAACAGCTTATGACGGAATGGTTATTACTACTACAGCTACCACTTTTGAAGTAGACTTTAGTAGTGCTTGGACAGATTTGAACGCTTCTGGAACTACTTATTTATATATGGCATTTAAATAAAATTAAATATGGCAAAAAAACGTTTTAAAGATACAGGTGTTGGGAAATTTTTATTAGAAAAAATTCCTAATGTCGTTGGCGCAATCGCAGGTGACACACCTGTAGGCTCTGTAATACAAGCTATTATAGGTGGCTCTGATATGTCAGAAGCTGATAAAAAAATTGCACTTAAAAAATTAGATATTGAAAGAGCTGAAATAGATGGCACAACAAGACGCTGGGTAGCAGATGCAACTTCAGGGTCATGGCTTGCGGCTAATGTTCGGCCCTTAACTTTAGTTTTTTTAACAATAAGCTATGTAGCCGGCTGGTATATGGGCTATCCTTTAGATTCTATAACCGGTCTTCTTACAATTGTAATTGGCGGTTATTTTGGATCGCGCGGAGTAGAAAAAGTATTTGGAAATAGTAAACATAAATAAAAAAAATGCAAGATCTAAAAATATATGGGATCAGTCTTGGGGGTATAACATTTTCGTTTATGCCGGATATAAACCCAATGTTACAGACAATAGTTCTTATTTTAACTATTGTATATACTATAATTGGTATAACGCAAAAATTAAAAAAATAAAATGAAATACTTTGATAAATCTGAATTTAATAATTTTGAAATGATGGATGAAAAGCTTTTATCTATGTTAGATAAAATGCGTGGAATTTATGGTTATCCAATTAAAATTACATCTGACTATAGAAGTCCTGAACACCCAATAGAAGCTGCAAAAGAGCAACCAGGTGAACATGCATATGGTGCCGCAGTCGATATTGTAAGTGATGGGGGTGGAAAAACATTTAGATTAGTTAAAGCTGCAATTGAAGTTGGATTTACTAGAATAGGTATTAGTAGAAAAAAAGGATTTATACATTTAGGAATTGGCTATCCGGGCGCTCCTGAAAAAACAATTTGGACATATTAATAAAAATTTAATGAAATTAATTAGAAAAATATCAATTGGTCAAGATTATAAGAATGAAGCAATGCATTATTCTGTTGGCCAAGAGGTTTATGGTGGACATACAATATGTGATATATTACAAGAAGAAGATTGCTACAAAATATTTATTAAAAAAAATGATGAGGTATTACCTTGGAAACATTTTAATAATAACATGGCAATATCTGTAGAATATAATTTGGATTACTAAATTGAGATCAATTCAAAATTACATTATTTCTTGTAATAATAGGTATAATAACTCTAAAAAAATAGAAGACAAAGAGTTAATCTTAAATACTGAAATTACTGAAAGAGATTATCAATTTGTTAATAGAATAGGTATTATAAAATCAACACCACTTTATATAAAAACACCTGCTGAAATAGGAGATGAAGTAATTTTACATCATAATGTTTTTAGAAGATGGTACGATATAAGAGGAAATGAAAAAAATTCTGCTGCGTTCTTAAGTGAAAATGATTATATAGTTTCACCAGAAGAAGTTTTTGCTTATAAAAGAAACAATGAATGGCACTGTTTTGATCAGTTTTGTTTTGTAAAGCCAATAAAGCAAAAATCAAAATGGGAAGGTTTAAAGGAAAAAGATTTGCAAGGAGTGCTTGTGTATAGCAACAATTATTTAAAAGAATTAGGGCTATCCGAAGGAGACGTGGTGGGGTTTAAGCCTGACTCTGAATACGAATTTAATATAGATGGCCAAAAATTATATAGAATTTTATCAAATTATATAACTACAAATTATGTCGAGGAAACAAAGAGTAATTGATGCTGCAGAAAAAGCTTTAATAGAACTTGAAAAAGTTATTACACAAAAAATAAATTTAAAAGAATTAGATCCTGAAAAGGCTAAAATATCCGCGCAGGCAAAATGGGTTGCAATTGATGACTCATTAAAAATTATAGAAAAAATTGAACAGTTATCCGAAAACAAAAAAGAAAAAAAATCTCAAAAGTTTTTAGGTGTAGAAGACAGAATTAAATAATGTACAAACAAAATTTATATTCAATTCACACAAGCCATTTAAAGGATAAAAAAATAAAAAATAAAAACAGGTATAAAAAATTTAAACCCGGTTATAATGAGGAACTTGATTGTGTAATAATTAGTAAAGACGGCACAATAGGTGATATATATGAAATTCAAGGTCTAAAGGTAGCAATACCTCAAATTCCAAAACAAATAAACGGATCTAATTTAAAAAAAGAAGATCAAGTATTTATTAAAAGAGAAAGACCTCAATCACTTAATAGAATAAAAACTATATATGATTTTAAACTTAATAAAGAAGACCTTAAAGAAAAATATTATAAGTACATTGATATTGAGTTTAATTATCGGAATGATGGTTATTGGTTCATGTGCAACGGTACCCCGTGTTACATTACAGGGTCACACTATATATACCTCAACTGGACTAAAATTGATGTCGGCTCACCGGATTTTAGACAGGCCAATAGAATATTCTTTTATTTTTGGGAAGCCTGTAAATTGGATTATAGATCCTATGGCATGTGCTACCTCAAGAATAGACGGTCTGGTTTCTCCTTTATGGCGAGTTCGGAAGTGGTCAATATTGCAACAACAACCAAAGATTCAAGGTTTGGCATTCTTTCTAAGACAGGAGGCGATGCTAAAAAAATGTTTACCGACAAGGTGGTACCTATATCCACGAATTACCCATTCTTTTTTAAGCCGATACAAGACGGAATGGAACGCCCCAAAACAGAATTATCGTATAAGGTCCCGTCAAGAAAACTTACAAGGAATACAATTAAAGTCGCAGGAATTACGGAGGACATACCATCAGGATTGGACACCACGATCGACTGGAAGAACACAGGTGATAACTCCTATGACGGAGAGAAACTACAACTCCTCGTCCATGATGAATCCGGCAAATGGGAAAGGCC